AAAAGCAAGAAGATCATTAGGTGTAGGTTATATTGGTCTTGCACACTATCTGGCAAAAACAGGTTATAAGTACGAACAAAAAGGTGCCTGGAAAGAAGTAGATAAACTATCAGAGGCATTTCAATACTATCTATTAAAATCTAGTAACGAAATAGCAAAAGAAAAAGGTCAGTGTGATTTATTTCATAGAACAAAATATGCAGACGGCATATTACCAATAGACACATACAAAAAAGAAGTAGACGAATTAGTAACTCGTAAACTATCAATGAAATGGGACAAATTACGAGCAGACATTAAAGAATTTGGGCTAAGACATAGTACTCTATCAGCCCAAATGCCTTCCGAGTCTTCTAGTGTGGTTTCAAATGCAACAAACGGCATTGAACCACCTAGAGACCACTTATCAGTTAAGAAAAGTAAAAAAGGCACATTGAAACAGATAGTACCAGAATATAATAAATTAAAGAATTTTTATACTTTATTATGGGATATGCCTAGCAATGAAGGATATATAAATATAGTTGCAGTAATGCAAAAGTACTTTGATCAAGCTATATCAGGTAACTGGTCATATAATCCAGACAATTACGAAGACAATCAGGTACCTGTATCTGTTATGGCACAAGACTTGTTAACAACTTATAAATACGGTTGGAAAACATCTTATTATCAAAATACATATGATAGTAAAAAAGATATTGAAGAGCCTAAACACTCCATAGATTACGATACACCTATTACACCAGAAACTCCACAAGAAGATGAGGAGAATTGTGATAGTTGTACAATATAAATTAATAAATAAAAAGAATTATGAGTAAATCAGTTTTTAACAAAGAAAAAGGATTAAATCCAAGTAAACAATCAATGTTTTTTGGTAAAGATTTATCTGTACAAAGGTATGATACTTTCAAATATCCTATCTTTGATAAACTTACTCAACAACAACTTGGTTATTTTTGGAGACCTGAAGAAATATCTTTACAGAAAGATAGAAACGACTATTTGGATTTATCCGAAGGCCAAAAGTTTATCTTCACTAGTAATCTAAAATACCAAACTATGTTAGACAGTGTACAAGGAAGAGGTCCATGTTTAGCATTTTTACCTTTCGTATCACTTCCAGAATTAGAGGGTGCCATAATAGTATGGGACTTTATGGAAACAATTCATAGTAGAAGTTATACATACATAATCAAGAATTTATATTCAAATCCGTCAGACGTTTTTGACATGATTTTAGAAGATCAAAAAATTGAGGAACGAGCAGCCTCTGTAACTAAAACTTATGATGATCTAATTAAAAAAGGATATGAATGGACACTAACACCAGATAAAGTTGATCTATATGAACTTAAAAAGAAAATGTACCTTGCAATGGTATCAGTTAATATACTAGAGGGTTTAAGATTCTATGTATCATTTGCTTGTTCATTTGCATTTGGTGAATTAAAAAAACTAGAAGGCTCTGCTAAGATTATATCTTTCATCGCAAGAGACGAAAGCCAACACTTAGCAATGTCACAAAGAATAATTAACAATTGGAGAGACTATGAAAATGATAAAGACTTTACGAAAATTATTAAAGAAAGCGAAAAAGAAGTTTACAAAATGTATGACCAAGCTGTAAACGATGAGAAACGTTGGGCAACTTATTTGTTCAGCAAAGGTTCTATGATTGGTCTATCAGAAAAATTATTACACCAATTTGTAGAATACATGGCGAATAGACGTATGAAAACGATAGGTCTAGCACCTGCTTATGATCAAAAAACTAATCCATTACCATGGGTAGAACACTGGTTAAATAGTAGATCAGCTCAAAATGCACCACAAGAAACAGAAATTGAATCTTACGTAGTTGGTGGTATAAAACAAGACGTTACTAAAAATCAATTTAAAAAATTTAAACTGTAATGGATAAAGTCTCAAAACACTGTTCAAATTGTAAGACTAAATATACTGTAGAATGGGACGAGGATAAATTTGATTTAGAGCCTCTAACATGTCCTTTCTGTGGATATGAGGTAGAAGATGAACATGAAACAGAGATACCAGACGAAGCCGACCACGATAGTTGGCATTGATTATAGTTTAACATCTCCATCTATTTGTGTAAACAATATAGATGAAAACAAAATAAAATTTTATTACTTAACTACCAAAAAGAAGTGGTTGGGTAAACAAAGTGATAACATAATAGGTTATGAACATAAAGAATGGACAGACCCTATTGAAAGGTTTAAAAATATAAGTGATTTTATTTTGGATATATTATACACCAATCCCTTATTTGACCAACCTAACTATCAAATTTTTATTGAAGGTTATTCGTATGGTTCTAAAGGCCAAGGTCTTTTTCAAATTGCTGAGAATTGTGGCATACTCAAATACAGATTACAAGACAAAGGTTATACTTACGAGACAGTTGTACCTAGTGTTGTCAAAAAAGGCGCAACAGGAAAAGGAAACGCAGACAAAGATATGATGTACGAATCCTTTTTAAAAGAAACTAAAATAAATTTAAAAAAAATATTAGATACTGAAAAATGTGGTAATCCTTTATCTGATATTGTTGATAGTTATTATATACAAAAGGTAGGACATGAAAATAAAAGTAGTTAGTACTTGGAACAATAAACTATTTAAAGAATATGCTCATAGATTTCAATCTACTTATAATTGGCCATTTGAATTAGAAATATATAATGAAGATGAGGGTATGTATAATGAGATACCAACTCTTAAAAAATTCGTAGATAGAAACAAGGTAGACATACCATTAAACTTTCAAAAAGACGCAGTAAGATTTAGTTATAAAGTATATGCATATACACAGGCAATCTTAACAACAAGAGATTGTGACGGTCTTATATTCATAGACGCAGATAGTGTATTTTATAAAAAGATTGATGAGGCATGGGTAAAAAAACATTTACATAGAGAAGATTGTATGATAACTTATCTAGAAAGACCAACTTACAGTGAGTGTGGTTTTTTATATTTCAATATGAAACATGATTTTATAAAACAATTTGCCATAGATATGAGAAAGATGTATGATGATAACTTATTATTTAAAGAAGATGAACAACACGATTCATTTATATTTGATATAGTTAGAACTAGACTAGAAGAAAATTATGGTGTAGAAAACTATGATATAGGAGATGGAAGAGTTGGCCATGTACAATCAAGATCAATATTAGGTAAAGTATATGATCATACAAAAGGTGCTAGAAAGAAAACAGGTAAAAGTAAAGAAAGTAGATTATGATTCAAGTCTTTATAGGGTTTGATGAGGGAGAAAAAGCAGCCTATCACGTGCTTGCTGAAAGTATTAGAAAGTTTTCTAGTGTACCTGTAAGTATAACACCATTAAGTTTAAATAATTTACCACAATTTACAAGAGAAAAACAATCCAATCAATCAACAGACTTTGCATTTAGCAGATTTTTAGTACCTTATCTATCAAACTATAAGGGTTGGTCAATCTTTATGGATTGCGACATGATGGTAAGATCAGACATTGCAGAGTTATATGGCTATGCTACATACAAATATTCTGTTATGTGTTGCCAACATAATTATACACCAAAACAAGATATAAAATTTAGAGGTGCAAAAAATCAAGCATTTCCTAAAAAGAACTGGTCTAGTGTAATGTTATTTCACAACTCACAATGCACAAAATTAACACCTGAATACGTAAATACAGCAAGTGGTTTAGAACTACATCAATTTAAGTGGTTAGAGAGAGAACACATGGTAGGTGAACTTCCGTTTGAGTGGAACTGGTTGGTAGGTGAATATGACTATGATAAGTATGCCAAAAATGTACATTGGACACTTGGTGGTCCTTGGTACAAAGAGTTTAAAGATCAAGATTATGCAGACGAATGGCATAAGTTGTATAAAGAAACAACAGAGGTAAACTTATGATCATAGGTATCAAAGGACCTTTTAACGAAAACAATCATTATGTTTTTCCTACACATAAAGATTTTAAATTAATAGAATGGTCAGATAGAGATAATCATAAAGCAGACGCATATATTCAAACAAACATTAAAGGTAATATAAAAACTGTTAATGCCGACAAATACAAATGGATATCGGCTCAATCAAAACCTATACTAGTTGTAGAACAAGCAACCTTTAGACAAAATTTAGATATACAAAAACCAGATTATTACTATAGAGTTGGTAAAGAATGTTATACTTACAATAAAGGTTATTTTAATAATAAGAACTGTCCTTCAGATAGATGGTTACAAATACAAAGAGAACAAAATATAGAAATAAAACCTTGGAAGAAAAATGGTGACTATATTTTATTACTATTACAAAATCCAAAAGATACTAGTTTAAATGACCTTTGTAAATATGATAATGATTATGAAAATTGGATAAGACATACTATTATAGAAATATCAAAGTATACTGCTGAAGATATTATGGTCAGAGTACACCCTAGATTTCCTTTAAAATATTTAAGAGGACTACTAAAACTACCTGTAAGAAACACAATTCTTTTTAGTAAAAATGTTGGTCAAACATTTAATAAATCTAGTAGTAAAGACTTGTATAAAGACCTAGATCATGCTAGAGTAGCCATTTCATATTCAAGTAATAGTTTGGTAGAAACAGTATGTGAGGGTGTTCCTACTATTACATTATCAAAAACATCACATGCTTGGCCAGTATCTTCTCATAAACTAGATGTTTTAGCAGAAACAACAATGCCTACACATGATAGAACACAATGGTTATATGATACAGCATATACACAATGGAAAATGAGTGAGATAAATACAGGCGAGGTACATAAAAGACTATTATGATTTATACACATAGAATGCAAAAAGTTGATTGTCTATCACATGAAATTTGGCCTAGTTTTGAAAAAGGTTGGCCTATTCCTAGTTTAGATACTCATTTTTTTTGGGGATTAGGTGGAGATAACGTAGCAAAGATAACAGAATTAGAAAAGAACAAACAAGAATGGTATTATGTAGATGTTGGTTATTTAACTGAACAAATTACAAGATATCCTTCGCCTAAAATAAATGA